GTGCCAAGGCTTTCTGAAAGCGTGAAAGCCGTGGTAGTGCCATCGCCTGAAAACGATTGGAAAAACGCATCAACGGAATCGGCCAGCGTATTGAACGAAGTGACATTATCCGTGGTTTTAATCGTGTTTCCAAGGCTGTCTTTTACGATATATTTATATGCCCCGTTAATCCACCATGTGGCGCGGCCAGCCGAATCCAGAACGATAGGATTAGGCATTTCAACCGCAGCCGTGACGCTCGTAAACGTAGCCTTTGGCGTGTCTGTGCCTGCCGCATAGGTATAAATAAGGCCATTTGACAGCGGATTGCCATCTGCGTCATAGAAGGCTAGGAAAGGGGGGGTTGCGAGTACGGCTGAGGTCATGGCTGTTTCCTTGTGAGCATATATTGTTGCAATGCAATTCTTGCTTCTTTAGGTGGCATATTTCTGATTTCCTTCATAACGCTAGACGGGACTGAACCACCGGCACGAGCGCTAATTGCGCGCGCAACTTTATTCGCATTTAACATAGCGTTTCGCGTAGCCAATCCGCGTGAAGTTGCGCTAGCTCCCGCAGCAACCGTGGTTCCCAGAACGCCACCCCCCGTCGCTCCAGTTAGAATTGGAATCAAGCGGCTGCCTCCGGTGCGAAGCAAATCACCAACCACACCTGTTTTTGCAGCTTTTTCTATTAAACTGCGCTCCGCCTTAGAATAGCCCCTCATTCTATTTGCATTCATCGACAAATTGCGAAATCCGGCCTTGATAGCCGTCGCCGGGTTATCGGTCATGTCAGCGCGTTGAATTATTTTTTCTATGTCGCGCATTTTAGCTTGCGCTGACCACAAGGCTCTGCCTTCTTTTAGCGCGTCGAATCCTGCTTTTCCGCCCTCTATTAAAGTATCATCAGCCTCATCAATCATTTTTCTGAGGGTATTTTGTACTTCCAGTATTTTTTGGCCTTGCTTATTTACGCGGCCTAGCTCCGTAAAGCTGTCAATTGCATCACCGAGATATTCATCGAGGTTCTGTGCGTCTTGAAGCGTCAAACGCTTATTTTTTAGATTGTCAAGAAAGCCTATTACTTCTTGCGTTTTTGGATGAATGGGAACTTCTTGACCGGCCACCGCCGTTGGACGAATGTCTTTAATTTCGTCAAGAAACCTATTTGTAAACCAACCTTTTAATGTACCGCCTGATTGGTCGGCTCTTTTATATGATTCAGAAGCAAGCTCTCTGATTTGGTCGGAGGTTAAAGCTGTGCTTTTATTCCGCACAGCATTTATTCCAGCCCCTAATGCAGCACCCGCAACAGGCAGGGCAAAGCCAGCAGCACCAGCCATCCCAGCGCCTGTGGCGGCATCCTGTAGCGCCTCAGGGCTGTCAAGGTCATGCTGTGACGAGCCATAGCTATATAATGCGCCAACGGGAGCGGCCACAAGACCACCTTTCGCAGCTCGTAATCCGAGGCTTGCGGCTCTTGCCAGCTTTCCTGCGTCAGCCGCAACTTCGCCACCCCTAATAAAATTACCAGTCGCGGTCGAAGCTTTTTGTAGAACATTTGCGGCATTCCCAAGTATAGGAGTTGTAGCTGCGGCTTTGGAAAATCCGATAGGCAATGTAGCAGCAATTCCAAGTGCGGTTCCAGCTAAATTTGCGTTCGGGCTAGCTTCTTCCGTGGCTTTTTGATTTGCTCTCGCCGTATCATATAATTCAGAAATAGATAAATCAGTGAAAGGAGCGTTAGCCAATGCCGCTGCTCCAGCTATTATCCTATTACCAAAAGGAACAACAGAATTAAAGCCTTGTATGCCACTAGCAAATGCACCCAGATCATTTCCCTGCGTTTTAGCATTTTTCCCACCGAAAACATCGGCGTCAGTCAGCTCGCGCTGCATAGGAGCGCGTCCACCAAACACTTCCTCGTCTGTTAATTCGCGGGTATCCATCCGGTGCCAGTCCATTTGAGGTTGCCGCTGGGAGTGCTATACACCGCGCCTGCTTTTCTATCGGAGGCATTGCGCGGGGCTGCGGTGATTATTGGCTGTTTGGGCTGCGCGTAATCAGTAATGACGTTTTGCGGATTTACGCGATTTCTTTCCGCCAAGCCTTTGTAGATGCCTTTTACACGGTCATACGATTGATTTTGCGATTCATAGATGCGTCCAGCCTCTTCTTTGAAAGCTTGTCTTTGTTCTGGCGTAAGCCTTTCACCGCTTAAAAGTCTCTGAGCAGCTCCCTGCAATCTTTGCCCAAGAGATCCTGATGAAGCAACGGTCGCAAATTCGCTTTCGCGCACCACAGAACCGGGGTCGAGCAATTTGTTATATTGATAGAGCAGCGACAAATCGCCGGCGGCACTGTCTGAGGTAGAGCTTATTTTAGAATATGCATCCTGAATTGTTCTGAAATCTTTAGTGGTATTGGTAAACTCATCGCGCAGGGTGTTTTCTCTGGTAAATATCTGCTCAGGGGTAGTTACATATTTAAGCTTTATTTCCTGCTGCATTTTTGGATTGCCCGCAGCTTTTGCAAGCTCGGCCTGCATAGCTGCATCATAATTGTCTTGCGGGGTTGCATCCTTAGACTTACCCCCAAAAAGCTCAACCATCGCAGCGTCACCCTCGGGCGTTCCGGCCTGCACAAGATTATTACTCATCGTCGGCATAGAGCGCGCTTGAGCGGGCGACACATTGCGAGGCGGAGGGGTTACTTGAGCGCCAACACCAGCACGATCAAGAAGGCTGGGCTTCTGCTCAAGATTTCCAGTCACCGGATTAAATGAATAATTCTGCGATTTGCTATCCAAGTATTGAAGAGCCGCACCTTCCTCGGCGGTTATAGGCTGGCCGGTTGCAGCCTTCACAAACGCTTGCTTGCCTAAATCCTCAATATCCAGCTTTTCAGGCTGCATAGCCTTTTTCACCGCCGCCTGTTGCGCCATTATCTGCGCCTGCGCCAAAGCCTGCGCCAAGCCTTGCTTCTGTGCTTCCTGCTGGTATTCGTCGAAGCTCACCGGCTTAACGCCAACGTCCAACAATCTGCTAGGGTTTACAAAATTAGGCATATTGCGTCATCCACCACGGCATTTGTTGTTTCGGGGCAAAGATATTGCTTAGCGAGCTTGCGAGGTTATTCGAGCGCATCAGGCCATAACCGGCGTTATTCGTACCAGTTCCGCCAATAATTTCATTCTTTGCGCCAGTTTTATTCGCCCATCGGCTGTAGTAATCCTTGAAGGCATTATCGGCATAGTTCTGGTTATATTGCGAAGCTGCTTTAAGCGCCGCGCCGGAGAACAAGCCGCCCTGAGCGCCAAGGCTGCGATTAAGCCCTTGCTCACCCTGCGCCCGATTAAATTCATAGCCGGGGTCTTCAGTGATGCCAGACGGGTCGAAGCTTTCAAGGTTTGCCAATTGCAACTGATTGGCTTCTTCTTGTGCTTTCTGAGCCTTTTTAATAGCCGCGTCATTGGATAGGCCGCTTGCCACGCTGGACAGCGCGCCGAGCGAATTAAAGCTATTCCCGCCACCGGGCGAGCCGCCAATGATTCCACCAATTGAGGGAATGCTGTTGCTGGTTAGCCCAGTAGATCGTCCCAGCGCACCGAGCAAGCCTTCGCCGCCAGTGGAAGAGGCAAGCGGGCCGTAGGAGCTGGGGGAGAGTGGGCCATATGCTTCACCGGGCAGGCTTCCGATATTAGCTCCAATACCGCCAGTGATTGCGCCAATCAGCGGGTTTCCACCCGTTAGCGCGCTAACACCGCCGCCAACCAATGCGCTGCCTAGCGTGCTGCCAACTCCCAAAGAGCTACCTAGCGCGGTTCCCAGCCCCGGCGCAAAGTAGCTGAGAGCCAAAGGCGCAAGCGCCCTGAAAATCTTTTTAAACGAGAAAAACTCGGGATAGCCAGTTTCAGGGTTGATTTTGTTCGCCGGGTCGCCAACCGTAAACTCGGCCATATCCATACCAGCAGCTTGGAATATCTGCTGCAAAACCTGCATTACTTGCGGGTCATCGACAAACGCGCGGGGGATAACCACCTCACCCAGCGACAAGTGAGCCATCACCGTGTCAGTACCGCGCCCTGCATCTTCCGGTGCCATCATTGGTTGCATCTGTTCCATATTAACTCACCTCTACTATGCCCACGATCGTGATGGGCGTTGTGATTGCTGTCCATGTTGCTGTGTAAATGCGTCTATCGGAATAAGTTGATCCCGCCACCGACGCCGTGAATCCGCTGCATGTAACATTCGCGCTATCGCTCGTCATTTGCAGAGGAAAGTTATTGCAATAAGTTGTACCATTTACCGCGCTTGTGTCAGTCGCCGGAGTGATGACAATGCGGAAATAAGCCAAATTCTTGCTAATTCTATAATATTTTCCGGTTTTTGTTGCCGTTCCGGTTTCGGTCAGACCAACAAACGTTGGTGTCCACGTTGTTCCAGTATCACCATTAGCCAATTGCTCAAAAAATATTTGCCAATTCAGAGTGCCGAACTTGTCGTCATCTACAAGCGGCTCTGTCTTGGGGGGGAGAATTGGTAAGGTCATTCTAGATAGCTGCCGGTAATTGCAATTTTAACCGGGTCAGAAATAGAAATCTCAAACGTCATTTGTTGATTGATACCTAGACGCCGGAATTTTACTTGCTGACCGAAATTCCCTGCTGCGCCTATACTAGCCGTGTAATAATCGCTCCACGTTCTAGCGCCATCCTTACTGATTCTTAAGGACAATGTTGGATTTGAGCCTTGGCCAGATTGTAATCCGACACCTGTCTCCACTCCAATTTCCAAGCTATTGTAGCGGATTTGCTTTAGCTCGTCAATTAGATGTGTGTAAACTCTTTTTCTTTGTATTGGGTTCCCGTTATCGCTGAAAACATCAAGCGACATGGTGTAAATATTGCCATTTTCCCTATCGCCAACAAGCTGTAGATTGTTAAACGCATGGATACAGCATGAGCCGCGATGCTGTTCATAAAGGCCATTGGAATTAAGATAAGCGCGCTCGTGCCATAATTCTGTGGTAATATCGAAAACCAGCGTGGTTTCTAGGTCTGAGCCGGTAATGGCATAGAAAACGTGGCCTTCCTGCTGATATGTCCACGCGCGCAGAAGCTCTGGCTGAGCAACGGCTTGCAGCTTTCTCTCAATCGCATCCGTTGAGATGCGTGTCGGAGTAAAGCCCTGCGCGCGGTAAACAATCCCGCCGCCTTGCGCGTTATGGCCAACCCAATAAATCGAAGTATCGACGCTGGTAATGGTAAACGGCGAGATGCACCCAATCGGGGTTGAGCCGGAAATACGCTGGAACGGGAAATTAGAATCCCCCGTATTGCGCCAAATCTCTAGGGTTTTATCGCCAAACAAACCAAGCTGGCCAATAAAGTTGGTTGCCCTTGTCAGTAAATCCGGGCTGGATTCTGCAGAGGCAAAATCCAAAGCATCCCATGAAAGGCCATCATAAAGCCCGGATATATAAAATTGCCCCGTGTCAACCTTATTTATGATAAAATATCCATCCACGAAATCAATGCCGCCAGCCGCCGGCAGGTCGGGGTCTGTTACCTTAGCAAACGCATTGCTGGCATAGGTGAACATATACACCTTAGAGCCATCGCAAATGCCAAGCTGAAATCCGTTATCCGCAAGCGTAACAATACCGCTGGATGTATCTAGCGAGCCTCTGTTGGTAGCCGTGCCGGAGCTATCAACTTCATAAAGAATCGAGCCAGATACAAAAAACGCCCTGTTTCCAGCCGTGGCATAGCCACCGCGAATCGGACCGGTTCCACAAGTGGCAAATAGCGTAAGGCCGGGAGTGCCAAGCAATGATGCAACATCTGCGCCCTGCTTATCGGCAATGGCGAACATGTTGACCATTCTTTGCGCGTCGAACGGCAACGAGCGCTGTTGATATGAGCTGCCGACGATTCCTATCTTCACCCTATCCCCCTAATAAGCCCAACCGCTAAAGATATTCCTTACAGTCATATTTTTAGGATAAGCATCCATGCCGCGTACCTGCGCCACTTTGGTTCTAATCAAGCCCAGCGATTCCGCTGCGGTTTTGGCAAGCTCTGCGCTTACTTGCTGCCCATATTCAGGAGCAAGATCAATTGCGAGGTTATAAATCAGCGCGCGCTCAGTTCCCGGCGGCATCGATAGCGCCGTGTCGAGGTTGGTGAACTGCGTTAGTGCTTTTTCCGTAAGAATGAAAAGCGAATAAGACGCAGACGGAACCGGGTATAATCTGATATTGCCCAGCGGATAAGCGTTGTCATAGTTTAGGAAATAGCTGATTCCCTGCAGGCTTTTAAAAACAATCGTGCTGTAAGCTTCGTCGTCTATCACCTCAACGGGGTAATCTACCGTGCCGCTGCGTAGATATGCGCTTACGATATTTTCAGGACGTGCGGTGTTGAAATTTCCGCCTGTGCCTATGGTATAGCTTGCCGAAGAAGTAAGGGGGAATGTCTCCCATGTCCGAGCATAGACACTAAGAGAATCATTCCCCCATGAATCAATCATCGCATTCAGCGCATCAAGCCCATCATTAGCCTCGTCTGCAGACGGCTGCTCGCTTTTGACGAGCGCGCCAATCTTCTGCAGGGCTTTTCTAATAATGGTTCGCGCTGTGGTCATGCAACTCTACTCTGGAATCTCAGCGTAGATGAAGCTCGAGCCAACAGCCGAAGCAGCCGAAGCAGCGCCGAGCGCAGCAAGGCCTACCCAGTAACCCGGCGGGACAATAATGCCATCGCCAAGGTCAACGTTGATGCGGTCAACACCGGTGGTTGCAATCGCTGCGGTGTTGTGCATCAGCGCCTTGAATGCCGTGCCAGCAGCGGTCAGCGTTGCTGCTTTGTACGCAAGCGCCGCGCCAGCCGCGCCACCTAGGAACATATTGCCCTGACGCTCGATAGCGGTCGTGCCGGTGGGGGTGGTTGCCTGAGCAGCAGATGCCAGCGCAATGCCGGTCATCGATGCCGAGGTGACGCTCACAATGAGGTCAACTTCACACAACACAAGGTTTACTCCAGAACCAACCGGGTTCCAGAGCAGATGCCCCGTGTAAGTGGTATTGACAGCCGTGAGGGTTTGCGGCGCACCATAAGATTGAAAAAGCCTACGGTTAATCGCATTCTCATGGTGTCGGCCAAAAGCCGGAGCGGTTATCAGCTCATTCATTTTACCAAATCGCTGGTCAACCTGAGTCCCCGTTGAAGCAAACTTCTCTCCTACACTTCCTGCAAAAGTCATACTATTCTCCTTATTCAATGATTAAATGTTAAATTAACGCACCAGCCAGAGGCGTGGTTGCCCCGATTGGCGTGAAGATCATCGTTGAGCCAACTAAAACTTTGGTTTCGTCTGTATGAGCGGCATTCTGCGCCGCTTGAAGCTGCAACTTACCAGCCAAAGCCACAACAATCGTTCCCCTCACCCGGACATTAACGTAAGCCGAGGTAGCCCCGATAAATGCCGAAGCATCCGTGGAAGTGGTGAAGTCTGTTGCCGCAACAGCAGAAGCCGTGAAAGCTACAACCGACAAGCCGGTTGTAGTAATCATCGAGGCGGTATCCCAGTCGAGAGCCGCCTTGAACCCGCTATTAGCAGTTGCCGCTACCCGCAGATTTATATCAACGTCATAAGTTCCGGGCTGCAAAGTGCCAGAAACCATGCCAACTACGTTAGTGAGCGTGGCTCCGGTTGTTCCAGTTACTGCAACAAATTCTGTGGTGCAGCGAGAAATATCGCGGAAATTATCATTGATAATCTTTTTAGTGTCATCCGTAAGAACGCCAACACCAATAACCTTGTTTATAGCCATAAAATATCCCCTTAAAGGTGGTGGGGCGAGCCGAAGCCCGCCCCTAGATTGGTGTTACTACGAAGTGATACGGCAAGCCCATTCAGGACGAACCGGCGCAAAGCCACCGAGGAAGTCAAGGCGCGTAATCATGCGGCGCTTGATGACATCCCAAGACTGCACGATTGCAATCGTCATGCCCTTGTAGGTGTACTGTTCAGCGATTTCAGCCGCTTTCGGCAGAATCAGCGGAACCGAAACCATGCGATAAGCATCTGCGTGGTAGCAAAGGCTGTTCGTGTAGGTGGTCGAGGCCGA